TTGCTCATTTTTGAAAAACTCTACAAACTAAAAATTTTCCGGAAATTTTTTCCCTCTTTCAGGGAATTCACTTCCGCTTTTTCTTTTCAGGTGCCTTGTAACCCCACATCTTTGGATTGACCGAACCATATCCAAAATCAATAGATTTTACGGCACCTCTGCCATAAGTATCATAGTACATATCAAAAATGTGAACCATTTTCTTGCCTCTGGTGAGATCAATACATTCTACACCATTGTCAACATATTTTACAATTCTAGCATCAGTCGGAAAAGACTTATCTTTTGTCATTTCCAATGTGGTTTTTTCCAAAATAATTTCACATCCATACTTTGAAGGATTAATACCTTCCATTTCCTCCTCTTTCCTTTGTGGTTTAGGTTTTTGCTCGACAGCAACTGTCATGATCGTCCTCCCCATTGAATGTCAGAATATGCTTCTGATACGACTTCTTTTGTAATTTTATATCTGTCTTCCAAGTTTCCATCCTTCACCAAACACAGAATTTCTGCCTCTAGTGGATGAAGTCCTTGAAGAATATTGATAAACATTGTTTCTCGACGAATGGAATTCAAACCTGGATTTCCACCCTTCACGAACTGATAAAAGTTTTTAAATTCTCTGCGAATAGTTGTTCTACCTTGTGAATCACCGGCTCCCAGTGAAAAAGAACCATTTTCATGTAATTTACGAATCGATTCATCAATCTTTGTAGAAAGTGTTCCACTATAAGTAACTTGATCTTCCGGATCTGCATAAGGAACTTCACCTTCTGGAAGAAGAGTTACGATAGAATCATCATAGTTCCAAATAAGAATTCCCTTAAGACAAAGTTCTTCATATTTTTTAAGAACTTCAACCTTTTTTGCCTTAGATCTTTGTCTGGAAACTAAATCCAGAATCTCAAACATAAAAGGATTTTTCGGAAGATTTAAATTAGTAGAAGATTTTGCCGTCACAGTAACTGTTTTAGTTTTCCTCGTCGTGTTCTTCGTTGTCGTCATAATAGTTTTCAAAATTAAATGCTATGACCTCATCTGGAATCAGATTTCCCTGATTATCAAACATTTCGGGGTGAGGTCTTGGTACTTCCCGATAGTTCATCATGTATTCTCTAGCAGTCCATCCACCTATAATTCCTACGATTAAAAAAAGTACGGTTAGAAATGAACCGAAAACTAAACTAACTGCTAACATTTTTTTTCCTCCTGGGAGATACCTTTTTTCTTTTTAGATTAAAAGAAAATTCAAAATAGATGGTAACTTCCCGATTTAGAAAGCAAACCATCTTATCAAAGATGATGTGAAACTGATTTTGCTTTCTTTTACCTCCATTAAGAAAGAGTTCAACACCACGATTTACATGAATATTATTTTTATTTATTACGGATTCATACAATTCGTTGTTCTCTGAGGAATCTGATGGTATCAACACAACCTCCTAATTGTTTATCATCACAAATAACTTGTGGAAAAGTAGATCCTACACCAAATTTTTCATAAAATTCTTCTCGTGTAAAATCTCGATCTAAAACATAGACCACATGCTTTTGTTCCGTCAATTCTAACACACTCTTGACCTTTGTGCAATAGGGGCAATTGGTTTTTGAATATATAATGAAATTCATGATTTGAATAGTAATTGAACTCATTATACTTGACAACCCATGAAAATACAAGTAAAATACCTTTGTTAGGTTTGAAGAAATGGCTCAAGACGAATTACTATCATTATTCCCAACCCCCGTTCTTATTGCACCTTATCCAGTGCCATATGATAAAGAACTTAAATTTATTCAAGATTTACCATGTCGTAGAGAAAATAAAGGTGGAGATGTTGGCAATAAGATTCACTATAATCGACAATCTGAAAATACTTTTGTATTAGATGAACCAGAACTGGCAAATGTCAGAGAGTTTATCAGGTCCAAAATATTTAAGTTTGCACGGGAGATCATGTGCTCTAAGGATGAGGTGATAATTACACAATCATGGGTCAATAAATCTGGTAAGGGTGAATCACATCACGAACATGTGCATCCTAATAGTATGATTAGTGGTGTGTGGTATCCTGTCATTAATGAACAATTGCCACCGATTCAGTTTCGTAGTAGAGCACAACGGGACATTGCTTTATCAAATGAAAAGTATAATAACTTCAATAGTGCCACCTTCCTATTGCCTATGAAGATGGGAGAACTGATTATCTTTCCAAGTAATCTGACTCACAGTGTTCCCGCCAACCAATCTGACACAGAGCGTATCAGTTTGTCGTTCAATACCTGGGTAAAAGGTAGTCTGGGTGACATCAATTCACTGACTTATCTGCCATTGGATCGTTGCGTATGACTTCTACACTATCACGTCCCCTACCAGAGTTTCATGGATTTGGATATAGAATCGCACAGATAGAAAACAATACTCATTGCAACTATAAGTGCTGGTTCTGTCCTAATGCTTATGATAAACCTGCACCAAAGGAGTGCATGACCCTGGAACAATTCAGAAAGATTCTCAATGAGATTCGTTCTGTCTATACACCATGGGAACTGAATGACATCTCATTTGCCACATATAATGAACCGAACCTTGATGATACATTCAAGGAGAAGTTACAGATAATGACCGACATGGGATTTGATTATGAACATATCTCCAATGGTAGTATGGTTACAACTGAACTAACTGATTGGTTGATTGAGAATCCACAGAGAATCAAACAGTTCCGTCTCAACATTCCTACGATGGATGAGAAGAAGTGGAAAGATATTACAGGTGCATCTACTGCTGTGATGTATCGGATGTATTATCAACTGATGTATCTGTTTGAGAACTCACAGAGACTGAACTTTCCCATTACTGTAATTGTGAATGGTGATGGTAGTCAGAGTCATAAAGAAGAGTTCATGAAGGTCTATCAGAAGTTTCAAAGATGCCCTCCTGGTATTAACTTCAGTATGACTGGATTGATTGATAGGGCTGGCACACTTGAGGGTGTAGAATGTGAGACACAAAAACTCCCTACAGGTTCACTTGATTGGGGAGATAACCCATTGAGATGTAGTGCAGGATACTTTGATAACTTATATTTTGGAATCAAAGGTAATGTATTCTATTGTTGTCATGATTACCATCAAGAATATAGTTGTGGTAATATAAATGATACACCACTCAAAGAACTATTATGTTCTGAGGCATATGAAACTCAGAAGTTGAGATTTCAAAAAGATTTCTGTCGTAAATGTGAACAAGCAAGACCACTGGAGTTAGTACAATGACCGTTTCACCTAACATGATCGCAATGAACAAATATGATACTCAACTGCGTGATTTGATTCACGTTGAGAGGGGTATTATTCCTGCCAATCTGTGTGAGTATCTCGTAGAAGAAATTGAGAAGAATGAATGGAGACCACACACTTGGTACAATAATGTTGCCAACTCATTCGGTTCTGAAGAGACGATGGAACTGGATGTGCAGAACATTACCGGTGAACACCAACAACTGCTGACACCTTTTATGATTCAGGCAGGTGCGGCATACAATGCAATCTATTCATTTCAGTGCGAAAGAACTCAACAGATTATGAATAAGTTCAGTGCAATTCGTTTCAATCGTTATGCACCAGGACAGATTATGCGTCAGCATCATGATCATATCCATTCACTGTTTGATGGTAATGAGAAAGGTATCCCTGTCCTTTCATTCATTCTCAACCTGAATGATGACTATGAAGGTGCAGAACTATTCTTCTGGGATGATTATGTTGTCCCACTAGGTAAGGGTGATATTATTATGTTCCCGTCTCTCTTCTTGTTCCCTCATGGTGTGAAGGAAGCAACTAAAGGTAAGCGTTATTCGGCAGTCAGTTGGGCATGGTGATTAGAGACCACCGTGACCGTTAGAACATGCACCAACACCACTTCTTGCACCTGACAAATTACCAAAATCTACTGCATCGCCCGTACTCATAATTTGAACATAATCAATGGTATCTACAAGTCCCGGTGATTGCCCCCCAGCCCATAAACATCTTGTGGAAGAAGCACAAGACCCATATACTTCGCTTCTTGCAATAGTTAGGTCACCAAAATTTGTTCCATTACCAAGAGATGCGATGGTTACATATTCTATATAATTAGTTCTTGATGGGGAATAATATCCGGACCCATAAACACCTCTAACTGCATTTGAACCTCCACAAGAACCTCTAACAACTCCAAGACTTATATCACCAAAATCAGCAGCATTTCCTTGTGTAGATATAGTTACAAAATCAATAACATTATTATAATTTGAACTAAAATCACTGCCAGAA